ATGGCGGTAGGGTGTGGCGTGCTACCACACCAGTGGGGTTGCATGCATACCCACTACGGGGGGCCAATCCCGCTCAGCAGGAGTACGTGGTGCTAGGTATGCCTCGTAGGGTGGATTCCACAGGTACTCAGGTAGAGGCCATGCTAGACGCCCCCACCGAGTTACTGCTAGTAGAGCATGCCATAATGTCCCGGCGGAGGCCTCCATAATCCTATGACCATACCGTTTGCTAAATATTTGCGCACAACCCACTTATATGCTATACTAATGGAAAGGACCTGAGATGGGCACCACAGATACTACATCTACACCTACATCCGCAGCTGAGCAAGCTGCATCCACAGCTGAGGGCACTACACCCTCCGCAGATGTTACAGAGACTGAGAAAGTCACTGACTCTAAAACTGAAGCTCACACATCTTCTAAGGAAGAGCCCACTTTCAATAAGGAAGGCCTGTTAGCTGACCTCTACAAGGAGCGTAGCCTCCGTAGGCAACTACGTGACAAGTGCGCAGCCCTAGAGACTAAGCTCTCCTCCCTCACCGAGGTAGAGACCACTCTGCAGACCACACAGCATCGGTACGATCGGCTAGAGCAATTCCTACTACAGTGTGGTGGTGACGTATCTAAGATCTTGGATAGTCGCACCTTTACACAGAAGCTCTTTGAGAGTGACACTTCTGTGGAAGATCTTGTAAGTGAGTGGAAGAAGCATAATCCTACTAAGACCTCTAGCGCTCTGGGTGGATCGGGCTCTGCTGAGGCTAAGCCCACCTTCAATGAGATTCTCCGAGCAGCTAGCAAAACCTAAGGAAGTGAGCCCTAACAATGGCTAGCATTTCTCGCGCGGATGCGCTAGCGCTCCTCGCACGACAAGACGTTAATGAAATTATCAAACCCGCTACCGAGAAGTCCGCTGCTCTCAGTGCATTCCGTAAGATTACCATGACAGCAGGCACTGCTCGTATGCCTGTTCTAAGCGCAATCCCTACAGCGGGTTGGGTCAAAGATTCCGCTACCGATCCTGATGGAGCCAAGCCTACTACAGGCCTCCGCTGGGAGGACAAAGAGCTCGTCGCTGAAGAGGTGGCATGCATTGTCCCCATCCCGGAGAATGTCCTGGACGATTCCCGGTTTGACATCTGGGCAGAGGTGCGTCCCTTGGTAGCTACGGAATTCGCTCGTGTGCTGGATGCTGCTGTGCTATTCGGCACCAATAAGCCAGCTACATGGACCTCCCCTGCACTAGTACCGGGAGCCGTTGCAGCTGGGAACGTGATCACGGAATCTGACGATGGAGACCTTGCTGATGACTTCAACTCCGCATTCGCTTATGTAGAGAATGATGATTTTGATGTGAATGCGGCTTTTACTGGTCGCTTCCTCCGGGCGGAGCTCCGAGGCCTACGTGACAAGAATGGTCAGCCCATCTACCTGGATTCTTTGCGCTCCGATGGGGTGACCTCCATGGTTTACGGCCAAGACCTGTACTACGTAGGCAACCGCGTGTGGGATAAAGCCGCTGCTACAGCCCTTGTAGGGGATGCTAATGCTGCTGTGCTAGGCATTCGGCAGGATATGCAGGTCAAGCTGCTAGACCAAGCTACTGTTGGTGGCATCAACTTGGCAGAGCGCGACATGGTGGCTCTGCGATTCAAGTTCCGTGTAGGCTTTGCCGTAGCATTCTCTGCTCCGGGAGCTAAGAATCCGACCAAGACATTCCCGTTTGCTATCATTAAGCCGGGTGCTGATGGCATCCCAGGTAAGGGCATCGGCAAGGACAATTAATCAGCATGCCTACGCTAGATGATGTACTCGCCCTGATCCCTGGAGGTGATGTAGTCTCCCAGGCTATGAGGGAGTCTGCTCTGGCAAAGAGCCTGATTCCTGACAGCTCTGGTCACCTCCCAGGGGAGCAGGGGTACACCCCCACACATGACGTGTACTATGCAGCCCTCACTCTGCTAGGTGTGGTCCGTGCCCAACCTGCTGTGACCACAGCATCTAGCGAGTCTACTAGCATTAGTACCACCACACCAGACTGGCCCTCCTTGGAGGCCTGGTTGCGTAGCCAGAGTGTGGTCTGCCGTAGCCAAGATGCGCTAACCACCATCCCCATCACCTATGATGATTACACCACTAAGGTCTATATGGAAGGAGAATCCTACCGTGGATATGACGCAGATTACTCCTAGAGCTGCTGAACTCCTCGCTGATACTCTGCTGATAGACCGTGTAGCCATGTACCAGCTACAGCCTGCTACCGTAACCCGCTACAGTAGCTCCCGCACTAGGGAGTTAGTGCACTCACAGGTCCGGAGCCTGGTGCAGGCTACTAGCACTGATGTAGTAGAGGGTCTTGGAGATGTTACCTATAGTGTCAAGCTCCCTACCACTACGGAGGTGCAACCTGGTATGCTGTTAGTGGTTACCGTGTGTACCAGGGAGCCTAGCCTAGTGGGTATGGAGCTGATGGTTGATAGTATCAGTGAGGATGGCTTGAGTATCATACGCAAATGTATAGCTCATAGCTACACGACAGTAGATCATCAGGGAGTGTGACATCATGGATATGGGAGAGCTCGCCGGGAAGTTTGCTAAGGCCGCTGGACGTGTGGATGCTAAATCCGCTCAGCAAGTAGCCCGATTTGCTCAGGTGGGTGTGGGGTATGTTAAGCGTTCTATCCAAGACTTCCATGCTGTAGACACCGGAACCATGCTCAACTCCACCACGGCGGAGAAGGTAGGTGAGGCCACCTACCTCATTGGCCCTACTGTGAGGTACGCTCCTTTTATCGCTCTAGGTACAAGCCGTATGGCTGCTAGGCCATTCCATACTAAGGCTGCTGAGCAGCTCCGGTCCCGCATCGGGGATCTGGACATGAGTGCTACTACGCTAGGACTAGACTGATGATTGAAGATGTAGAAAGCCACATCCAGGTGTTAGGAGCCCCCATATGCAGGGGTTACCCCCACACCACAGTTAGGCCCCCTTACATCGTGGTGAGGCCTCTCAGCAGCACTGCTGAGGCCCAAAGCCTGGAGAGCACTATGGTGTGGTCAGGCGAGTATGCTGTGTACTGTGTGGCAGATACCGTGTGGGGCTCTGCCAATCTGGCCATGGATGTTAAGAAGCTCCTGGACGGAGTGTACATTGATGGTACCACCCTTACCGCTAGCATGAGCTATACAGGTAGCCCTGTACAGGGGCTGTATGAGTCCTTAGTAACGATCCAAAAGATGGAGGTATAACACACTATGACTGTAACATATAAGGTCGTACGACATAAGCAGGTCGGCAACCACTATGTGGTCCGAGCTGAGAATGTAGATCCGGCCACAGAGGAGGTCATCCGGGAGCTCTCTCCCACAGAGAATCCCCTCAACTACCCAGATAAGCCTGTAGATAACCGACCAGCCCAGAGTGTGGTCAGCCCTCCCTCTGGTGACTCTAATCTCAAGAAGAAGGAGGAGAAGTAATAATGCCTGTCACTCAATGGGACCCGGCGACCATTGTAAGTCGTGGTAATATTAATGTGTACATCGTCCCTACCATCGCAGATATCACTGCGCCTAAGCTCACGGAGTTGGATGCTTCTAAAGCAATCGGTTGCTCTGTGACCAACTTCAACGCTACTAGCTCTGTAGACAGCGAGAAGGTAGACTGGATCTGCCGTACTGAATCTGAAGAGCTCGCAAGTACGACCACACACTCCATCGACGATCTGACCATCAAGGTCACCGGTCAACAGGATGATGACTTGATCACCGCCATGAAGATCGGTGATGTGATTTACATTGTCCGTCGGGATGGTGTAGAGAGCAGTGCTGCTCTGGCTGTAGGTCAGGTAGTGTGGGTGTGGAAAGCCGTGGTGACCTCTGTGGATCCTACCGAGGCTACAAACGCCTTTGTAGGCGTTACAGCACATGTGAATGTACGTGCACGTACTAAGACTCCGGTGAAGGTGGTGGCGTGATGTCTAACACGGTTAATTCCTTGGACGAGCTCATCGCCTTGATTGATGAGCAGCAAGCTGAGCGTCTGATTCTGGAGCTAGATATCACTCGGTATAGTGCTGAGTATGCTAAGGCTCTCAAGCGATTGACTGAGGCTGAGGCTATGCAAGGCCGTCAGTTGGCCCTGGACAATGCCTTTATCTCCTCCAAGAGTGAGGACATTGATTACCTCCGGGATCAGGTGGAAAAGCTACGACCACAGAGTGTGAAGACGGTCTATGTGGCCTTTAATCGGATGACCGCTCGGGAGCGGTCTGCCTTGGACAAGCGCATCAATGAGAAGAAGCTTACTGCTCTCCAGCAATATGAGGAGGCTCTCCCCAGCATGTTCCTGGGGATTTATAGCACCCCAGAGGCTGATGATGATCACCTCATCTCTGCTGACTATAAGCTGATCAGCAGCACGTCTGACACGACCCTACTCACTGGTCGGGATACGCCTACTG